AATGCTGTCAAGCTCTATATACACCTGTGCAAGCTCTGCACAAGTAGGTGCAAGTGCATCATAAATTATGGAACCTTGCCTTTTATCGACATCAGATGGTACGTTATCTAATGCCCTTTTTAACAAATACTCATATGTATATTTTTCATACACTAAATACTCACCTGCCAATCTATTAAAGCTTCACCAAAAATAGTAGAAACGCAAAATTTAACTAAAATTGTGTTTTTGTTTATATCACTAAAAACAAAATCATATATCTGCTCTATTCTGTCATCGACTTTTAAAGCGTCTTCAATTCTTTGGGGAAGTTCTGTTTTGACATAGTTTTTAGATTTTCCAAACAAGTCATCAATTTCTATACCATAATTCCAGTTATAAATTTCGTGTTTATACCTATCAGTCATAAGAGTTTTATATATAAATTGTTTAACAGCTTCAATATTGTCAATGTAATCTTTTATTTTTTCTTTTTCAATATCTAATTTATAGGTAAAAGAAGTTTGTTTTATTATTTCAATACCATTTGTAATCTCTGTACTGCTTAGTGGAAGCATTAATTTTCACCTGCCTCTAAAAGAACAAAGAACTTTTGCCCACCTTGTGCTTTTATTAGTATAAATTTTTTGTCTATTAGTTCTTTATCTTTTGTGTCTTTTAGATAATCAGTAAGACTTGAAAAAACAAGTTCTTTTTTAGATATTGTTATAGTATTTCCAATTGAAAATAATATAGGGTCAACACCACAAATAGAAGCAATAAAAATATCTGAAAGTTGGTTAACATTATTAAAACCGTAATTAGCAGTGCTTAAAATATCAATCCAACTAGACATTACCATATATCCTCCTCTATATCAATTTTCAATGTATGTTCATTGTTTTTTAAAGTATGAGTAACCTTGTTTACAATAAACCAATTATTGGCTTTGCAGTCTCCTAAATCATCAATTTTAACAAAAATACCGCTACCGCCTCTTATTTTTTCTTCACCAAGTCCTGTAGATATAAATTCAATAGACAATTCCCTTTTTATTCTATTTTTTTGCTTTAAAAGTTTATCAGCGGTGTTTTTAATTTGGGCATAACTAAAGTTATCGGGAACACTTTCATAATACTGAAGCACTCCCCATTTTGATTGATTTAAATTATCTTCTGAAACGTATACATCTTTTCTGCCGTTTTTATGGTCATTTTTATAAAGTTTGATTTTATTATATGTATCATCATCTATATCTGTTTTATAATTGAAATCAATCATTGATATATCTTCACTTACAATCATAAGAGGAAGTCTAAGAAAATGTATTTCTTTAAGCATTAATTTTCCAAAGTTATCATATAAAATAAAAAGTTTTTGAGTGTTGACAACAGTCAAATCTATAGCATTTAATATTGTATCAAAAAGCGTCTGTAAATCTTCTCTTCTGTAAGCTATAATATATTCAGTATTATCAATTTCTCCTGTTTTGAGCTTAAAATCTTGAGCAATCATATTTACAATATCGCTTGCCTTTTTATTTTCATAATAATAAAATTGCTTATTTTTTAAATATCTCAACTGGTCATATGCTGTAACAGTTATAATTTGTTCTTTATTTCTGCTTTTTGTAAATATATATCCTTTAAAAGCTGGATACTCATTTATAAATAACTCAACTCTGTCACCTTCATTAAAACTTATTGTATTTTCCAGTGAAAAATCTCTTGCTACTTTGAAAATAACTTTTGATGGGCTTCCTTTTCTCTCGCTTGTAAAAATAATGTTTTCATAGCATAAATTTGTAACATCATGTACAATGCCATTACTGTATATATTTATTTTAAATTTCATTTAACCAACCTCTTACAAAAATTGTATTTACTTTGAGTTTTACCATTATATAAGAAATATAAAATTTACACTTTTATAACTAAATTTTTATGGAAGTTGCAACACCATACCTATTGTTAGTCTGTTAGGGTCTTGAATATTATTAAGTTGTGCTATCTCTTTATATCTTGAACCGTTATTCAATTCTCTTTTAGCTATTTTCCATAGGCTATCTCCTGACTGCACTATATAAGTTTTTGCATTTTCCTTTTTAGTTCTTTGTGCTTCTTGGGTTGCCGTTTGGCTTCCATTTTCGTCAGTTTTTCCGGTAAGTTCTGTAATTATAGTTTCAATGCTTCTGTACTCTTTGAGTTCTATATTAACCCAATAGTCGCCTTCTTCTCCAGCATTTTCCTCAACAGAGTAATTTTCAAATGATACAAGAACATTACCAGGAAATATGATACTGCCATCTGGAAGAATTCTTGTTATTTTAAATCTTATAGGTTTAGCGGCAGCTTTTATTTCTCTAAATTTAGACAAATAGAAAATAGGTTCGTGAAATTCAGTTTCAGAAAGTTCTGATAAAAGCTGATTTTTAGGAAGAAGTATTTTAAAACTAAATTCTCTTAGACCTATTTTTTTAATTATGTTAAACTCTCCAAGTGATATAAGCTCTATTGTGCTGTTTTTATTTCCCACTTTTGTTTTAAAACTCTCTGGTGCAACCGGCAAAATGAAGTTTGAACTTTCATCGTTGTCATAACCAAAAATGAATTTAAACATCAAAAATCTCCTTTCTAAAAATGGTTATTTTCTGCGCCTGAATTTAATTCAGAGATAATATTGTTTTTTATTGCTTCATTAATAACATCAATATCGGCTGTTTCTCTTATATCACCAGTAAAAGTTATATTAACAATAGGCGAAACTAACTTTTGATTGTATTTGTTTACAGCTTCTGTTCCTGCTATATCTCTCATATATAGTATATCCTCGTTGGAGACGTTAATATTGCCACTTACATCTCCAACATTTCCTGCATTGTTTGTATTTAAAATATTACGAGGGAAAAAATCTGAATTTTCTTTACTGTATTTAAGTGAATTATTGTTAAGGTTTATAGTATCAATAATTTTTAACTTATTATTGTCATTGTTTTTTGACTTAAAAATGTCGTTTATTTCATTTTCAAAATTTTGTTGAATATAGTTATTTTTGTTAAACAAATCGTTTTTAAGTCCATTATCTATATACAAATTATAATTTAATTTTTCAATTCCAATTTTTTTATCTAAATTGTAAAAACCATTAACTGCATCTATAAATTTACTTTTAGTTTCTTGATATGTTACAGGATTACTATTTAAATTTTCCGTAAGCATTTCTGTATTAATAGAATATCTAGTTGTAGCAGAATTAATTTTTTCATATTTTGTTTCAACGACTTTCAATCTGTTTTGTGTATTTGAAGTATTAAAAAAATCTGAAATATTATCATTTAAATCTTTAGTAAATAATATAGCATTAATAAAGTTTTCAGCTAAAACAGGAGCAAAATTTTTGTGCTTTATTTTAGCACTTTTTAATTCATTTTGTGTGTATGATGTATCAAAAAAATCTGAAATGTTGTTGTTTAAATCTTCTATAATTATTTGAGTATTAATAAAGCATTCCGTTAAAAGAGAGCTAGAATTTTTATGTTTTATTTCAATATTTTTTAATTTATTTTTTGTGTTTGACACATCAAAAGAACCTAAAATGGTGTTATTTAAATTTTCTTTAAGTATTTGAGCATTGATAAAATTTTCAGTTAAAGCGGAATTAAAATTTTTATGCTTTTCTTCGTTTAATTTATAATCATTCATTTGTTTGTAATCAATTTCTGTTTTTTGTGATAAAGTTTTGATATTACTTGTCAATGTTGGTTTTAAAACATCACCGCTATTTGTCAATTTTTTACTGTCTATAGCTAGTTGTTTAGGTAATTTATTTAAATTTGAAAGTTGTTTTTCAGCATTGTTAATACCACTTAAATATAAATGTTCTAAATAATCAATATGGTTTTTAGCAAAGTCAGAATTAGTAGAATGAGAAAATTTATATTGTTCTATAACATTATCAAATAAATTCTGCTTTTGTATAACATTCAAAATAAATTCTTTGTCAATAGAGTTAATTACTGTATTTTCGATATGTCCTATACTAGAGTCAATTGTATTTGAGAAAACTCTTTTTAATATTGGATTGTCTTTTAATTGTTTGTAGCTATTATTGTCTTCTAATTGTTCTTTATTGTCGTCATTATTTAATATATAGTTAATAATATTATCTATCATATTTTTTTCAGGACTATCAATAATATTGTTTAATGTTGAATATATATTATTTAATCTGCTTAAATCTGTATTTTCAGCAGATAAGTTAATATCATTTTGTAGCACTTGTGCTTGATAAAATTGACTTCTAAGATTTTCAGCCTGTTTGTTGTAATTTTCAATTACGATTGTATTCAAATTTTCTACATTTTCTTGTTGCCGTTTTAAGTTTGAAATTTTTTCAATTTGAAGATGTTCTTCAGGTGAAGTATTATCTGTAATCATACTTTTCACCTGAAACTGAAGTAATACGATTTCATTTTTGGAATACTCAAAATCATTACTATTAGAAGATTCCGGAGCATTTATATTTTTATAAGAATTACTAAATAAACTTAGTGGTTGATTAAAACAACTAATAAGTATATTTGTACCATAATATATATTATTTAGAATATTTATAATTTCATTATTGTAATCAATATTATTTATAATAATCACCTGCTTTATAAACAAAAAAGACATACATAGTATGCCTTTTTTGTCAATAGATAAAGTCAATTTAGATAAAAGAAAGAACATTTTACTTTCTTTTTATCCTCTTAGCTTTTTCTTTTTGGTCTTTTATGTATCTGTCTAAGAAAGCTATTATAACGGCTTTTTCTCTCATTTCCATATCGGCGAACTGACGGGGAAGGATTTTAAATTTTATAAAAGCAAGATAAGAATAGCTAGTTTCAGGGTCGCCGTTATCTATTAGTTTTTTGCTTGTTCAATAAGTTCTGACATATCCTGCCCAAAACCGCTTATTTTCATAATAGCCTGTTCAAGAGTTGTTATTTCGCCGGCAAGTAGAACTTTGTCGATATATTGTTCGCTTGTTACAACACCTAAATCATTAATGCTTCTTGAATCTTTAAAATCAGGCTCAACAGTACAATTTATTATTAAATCAACAGTAAGTGCAGAGCTGTCGACAATAAGCTTTCCTTTTTTTGAATAACTAGTGTGTTTGTTTTTCAATATACCCAATTCTTTTTGAGAGATAGGTTTAATTTTAAATTTAAGTAAGTTTCCATTTTCATCTTTAAATCTTTCGGAAACAATAATTTCCTTGGTAATGTTGTCAACTCGATTAGCATTTAAAAATTCTTGTAAATTCATAATAATCCTCCTAACTATTCGCCTACGACAGGGTCAAATTCTCTCATAATTTCAACATCGTTAAAAGTAAAATCAATATCTTCGTCAAGCTCTGTAGAATCAATATCTATTTTTGAAATAGAAACACTATCAATATTAACACCTTTAAGAACAACAGATTGTCTGCCTATTTCACTTGAAGGGTCTCTGTTTTCTATATACAATTCAAAATATTGGTCTTTGCCAGTTTTAACATAGTCTACCATCATTTTTCTAAAAACGGAAGTAGCATAATATAAATTCATACTTCCTGTTCCTTTCCAGCCATTAGCCTTGTGTTTCATACCAGTTTGTCCTAGTACTTTTATTTCAGATTTTTCTTTTTCTATTTTAGCATCAATGTTTTTAACATAAAGCATAACTTCTCTAACTTCTTTTCCGGAACTATTTTTAATATCAGCATATACAGTTCCCATAGCACCATTTATAGCATCCCACGCTTTTAATGTACCACTCATTTAAATCACTCCTTTACTCGACAATACAAGTCATATATAATTTTTCCATAGCAGAAATAGGTTCGATATATTCGTTTACGATAACATCGCCTTTTTCAGTACCTGCCTTAACAGTAACATCTTCAGCTGAAAAATTTTCGATAGCCTCAATAGCCTGCAGTTCATTGTGATAGTTTATAATTTCGGATTTAAAAATATCTCTGCCTAGCTCATTGTTTTGAACTTTACCTAAGTAATAATTGTCAAAGATTTCAGCAATATCATTAGCTATGATGTCAAGTACTCTTATAACTTGGTTGTTGCTGAAATCTGAATTTTTGTTAACGGTAAAGCTTGTAAAAGTATTTATATCTCTTAATACTTTTATGCTGTCTTTTTCCCCATAAAATATAAACTCACCATTTTCAATAGCTGCCTTAAGTTCTGATTTTTTAAATGATGTGTTTATTTTAAGCTCTCCATCATATTTTGAATTTGTAAGACTTTCGTTTACTTCCGCTCCAGCAGTTTTTCCAGCGACCCAATAAACTAATTCAGAAGTATTCGAAACAGTTTTGTTTTTAACACTTATAATACCTTCATAATCAGCGGAAGTATAATTGCTTAAAACACAGGTAACTTTATAACCCTCATCATCTCTAAGTCTTTTAACAAAACTTGTGAAAAGCCCTTTTGTAGTATCATCATCACCGGCATATAAAATAGTTGTAAAGTTTTCGGCTTCTATTTTGTCTAAGAATTTAGAATAGCTGTCACCGGTAGGATTAGTATCAGTACCGCCTGATAATTTAATTCCTGCTGAAGCGGTTAGAGAACCAGTACCTGAAAAAGAAATAAAATCATTTGGGATTAAATCTTCAGCTTTAGAAACTATTTGTTCGTCGACTTCGATTAAATCGTTGCCTACGACGGTTCTGACATTAAATTTAGTTGAGTCGTCAACATTTTTTTCGACTATAACTTTAATGTCATTTCCTCTAGTACCGGCACAAATAGCTGTTATGGTTATTGAGCCTAATGTAGCTTTTGCCTTTTCGCCGCTAGAGATACGGAATAGTTTAGCTGTATTAGCACCTTTAAACACTTCTCTTAAAAAGAGCATTTCATCATCTGTATAGCTGTAGCCCATTGTGTTAAAGCAGTTTGTTTGAAAATCTTCAGATGATAAAGTAATAACCTCGTCATTTTTGCCCCATTTACCGCTAAAAGGTAGAGCTACGATACCGCGTTCTCCTAAAGTACCTAATGCTCTTGCTTTTGAAACGAAATTGATATAAGCACCTGGAAGGACTTTGTTAGTTGTAATAAATGTACCACCACCAGCAGCCATTTAAATCACACTCCTTTTTAAATAATCATCAATAATTTTGTCTGCCTCATCTTTTGAGTAATAATCGTCGTTGTTTAAAAGCGTATTCAATAAATCTTTTTTATTTTTGTAATAATTGCTTTTAAGTAATTGTCTTTTGGTAAATCTATCATTTTCTTCTGATACTTCATATAAATCAGTCATTTTTGATACTTCCTTTCTGACTTAAATTTTGCATATAATATTTATTTTTTAGAGGAGCGGTGAAAAAATTGTAATTGACAGACAGATGCAATACAGTATTTTTTACGTATGAATAAATATTTGTACCTTTAAATAGCTTCCCGTCAATGTCAATATATTTGAGGCACTTCATAAGCTTGTTGTAAACAGTAAGAATATCTTTGTTTTTGGTGTTTAAGTTTTCTTCAGGTAAAAATTGTATATCGAATTCATTTATCATTTTTATATAATCAGATGTAATAGCAGACTGACTGTATTTTACTGGAATAATAAAGAAACAGGGAAGGACTACATTTTGTTTTACCTCTTCAGAATATATACAATATTTTTCTCCAAACTCGTTATAAATGGATTTAGAGATAGAAGATACAATGTAGTTTAAACACATCATAATGCCCCCTTTAGTGGTTTATGCCCATTTGTCAAAGACCTGCATTATTATTTCCTGATGGGAGGAATATACAACAGGTATACCGCTGTTTTTGTAAACTTTTGTTACACCGTTTTGGGTAACAACAATTTTAGAACCAGGTTTTATAATAATATCAGGAAAAGTAATAAGCTTAGCGTCATTGTTTATTATATTTACGGTATTTGTTTGATTGGTATTTGAAAAGAACTGACTGTACTTAACCGATAGGCGACAGGGTATATCTTTTAAAATAAGTGATTCGTCATAATGAATTATTTTAGAATCGGAGTCAGTAATTTTTTCATATTCATAAACTGAGAATACACCAGTCCATAATTTTTTAAAAATATCAACTAAATTATCTACCATTTTATACACCTTTGAGAAATAAGTTCAGCCTTTCTGTAGTTTATAAGATTGTCAATTAAGCGGTCGAATCGCTGTTCGTCAGTTAAGCAACCGTCAGAATTAAATTCAACTTTGGTATCTCCCTCTTGGATAGACTTTTCGGAGAGATTAAAATTAATATTTTCTATTTCAAGACGGTTTGAATTTTTTCTAAATAGGAGTAAATGACCGCATAAAATATCACAGAAAACGAATTTCAAACAATCCGGTATTTCAGATATGTTGCAATAATTTTTGATAGTCATTTCAACCTTTGGCAGAAGTAAATAGATTTCATCTTTTAGCTTGCTGTCAGTATCAATTCCTAGTATGTTAAGTTGTTTTTCAACATTTTGGGTAATAAAACTATAGTCAATCATAATATCAACCTCTTGATATAATTCTTGCGATAGGGATAGACCTATGATTGATATATTTTCTAGCTGAAGCGGTTGGATTACCGTCGTGTACAAGCTCCCAGTTTGCACCATTTTTAAGTTCGTCGTCTGTAGGTGAAAGGCTCACTTGTGAGTTTTTAGTATAAGATATACCAAAAGGAGCGAAAACTTTTCTTTGTCTAGTATATAGAGTATCTGTACCGCCGTTTGTTTTAGGGTCTCTGCTCATTTCATAAGGCACTTTAGCCCCTACGTCTTCATAATCGAACGCCCCTAAGCCAAGTAAATAGGTAGTATATTTTCCATCGTCAGAAGCAGGCATATCGTCGTCTATAAGAACGGTTCTGCCGTTCCAGGTAGCTAAGGTCAAATCTCTCTGTATGCCGTTAATGTCGGTTTGTTTGAGATATTCTAGTAAGTTTAAGTTTTCAAGGTTGGTAGCGACAACAGAATGCATTATAGCGATAGAGAATTTACTTTTGTTGTCGCCGGCAGCTTTTTGTATAGCATTGTTAAGAGAGGTTGGAGTTATAAAACCATCGTCGACATCAGATATATCGTAGGTGTGGTTGCTAACAAATTTTGTATTTTCTGTACCAGTCATAGAGAATATACCGGATAGAATACATAGTAAAGTATCTTGGTCTACGCTGTCCCAGTATTCAGATACTTGAGCAGCAACATTAGACATAAAACCAGCACCACCGGTTATATCTTCAGAGAAGTCCATTTCAGTCCAAGCTTGAGAGCGACCTATAACAATAACCCCTCTGTCGTAAGTTGAAGTAGAGTTAGGCAGAATATCTGTTTGACCGTCGTAGTTTTGAGGAGTACCATCAATAAGTCCATACATAGGGATTATGGAATAAGAAGTACCAGTTTGTGATGAAAAAGAATTTTTTATTTGACTGTTTGGTCTGATAGCACCGGATTTTATAAGTTCGTTTCTTTTAAGTGCTGGTATAGTATCTATGTACATACCGAACGCTTCAGGGTTAAAAGATTTTGAATCAAATTTAGTCATATTAGTTACATTCCTTTCTATAAGTTATTATTTTGCTTCATATAGTTACATAGCTGCTCGTAGTTCATTTTTTTAGGGTCGGCAGTTATGTTATCGCTGCTTTCAGCGGGTCTAATGCCCTTGAAATTTTGTTTTTTGTCAAATAGGAAACTTGTTTCATTGTCTTTTATAAGAGATTGTATTTGTTTTTCAAGACCTACAACATTTCCATTTTGGTCAAGCTGAGCGTCATTAAGGTTAAGTAAAGCTTTAACGGCTGTAACATTTTTAGCTTTTGACTTTAGCAAGCTTTTTTCTACAGCATTGTCAATTTTAATTTTGTTTATTTGTTCTTGATATTCTTTAGAAATGCTGTCGATTTGTGATTTACTTTTGTTGAGCTGTTCTTTTACTTGTTTAAATTGCGACACTTGTACATAGTTATTGTCAATAACGGGTATAATTTTGTTTATTTGTTCTTCTGTAAGACCTAGTTGTATTAAAGCGTCTTTAATCATAAAAAATCACTCCCTTATTTTATTTGTCAATATTTTGACTGTTTTTAACTTTTTGGTATTCAGAAGAAACATCTGTTACCCAAGGGTGCTGAGCAATAATACTTTCGTCTGATAGTATACCCTTAGAGTTGATACAGTTGTTTATAGCTTCTGTTTCATTTATAAGGACATCACGGTTAAAGATAAAGTCTACATTTTGGTTTTCAAAATTTCCAAGACCGTTGTTTTGGAGGTGTGCGTTTATAAACCATAATAATTCCTGAAGAGAGGCTTGAAATTCAGATTCTGCACCGTTAGCATCGATGTCAATGTCGGCATACATACTTTGGATATTCATTTGATTGGGATTGTTTAAAAGCCTGTCGTCTTTAGCGTCAAATCCCCTTGCATTTTCAATTATAGCTTTTTTAAGCATATCGCATATGGTGACATAATTTTGACTGTTTACATCTATTTTCAGAGTTTCTACACCGCCTTTGGTTTCGCCGTCATATCTAACTTTAACAGCACCGTAAGTTGCGAGATTTTTTCTAAACTCTCCTAAATCAGTACCGTCGTAATTTTTGATGATGAGAATGGTATTCCTTGCATCTTCCTGCATATTGTTCATAAAGTCGCTTTTTATTGTATTCAAAGCATCTTGAAGATTTTTAACCCTTTTAATAAGCGGTATTTCTTTAGAATTTTGTTTAAAGGCAATAAAGGGTATTTTTTCCCAGTTAAATTTAGTTTTTCCCTTTTCGATATATGCTGAATTTTGGTTGTCAGGTATAAGTTTGTTGTTTGTGATAATATACTTTTCAATTCCGTTTTTGGTATAAACTTCAGCTTTTTCAATAATTTTTTCATTTTTACCATCATAATAGTTTACATTGTATATTCTCACAATTAGGTCAAGTTCTGTATGGTCGCTGTCTTTCCAAAATGGTAGCACTTCAAAAGGTTTTATTCTTTTAAAAGCGATGTTGCCGAAATCATCATAATAGATATATAGCCAGCCAATACCCGCATTTAGGCTGTCGCAGCCAATATTTTTAAGAGTTTTAAAGAATTTGCGGTCGAATATTTTGTTTAGTAGATACACATAATTTTTGTTTTCGCATTTTATAGTAATTGGCTTTGATAGTAGATAATTGTTTTTTTGGTCAACCATTTTGCCGTATTGGTTGTCAATAATTTTGTTGTTGGGTAGATTGTCGATAGTTTTTAGTTTACCGCCCTCACCGATAATAGTTCTTTTTCGGTTAATAATATCGTGGTCGCCCTGATAATATAGTTCACCAGCAATCATATTTGCCCTAATAGGGGAATTTTTAAACTTGATAATTTCATTTTCAATAAATTGTAAATCAGTCAATTTGTTTATGTTTAAGATATTATTAATTTTTGGCATTATGTTAAAAAAAGAGAACAAAGTTAAGCACCTCCCCTTTTACTCAATTAAAACTAAATGCATCACCGCAAATCAAATCTTCAACAGCATATCTCATAGCATCAAGGAGATGGTTAAAATCGTCGATAGGCACATTTAATTTTTTTAAATCTTTATTTTCTGCCCAAGTGTAGTTGCTTATTTCAGTAATAAAATTAATGCACTTTGGGTGTACTATTATTTTGTATCCCTGTATAAATTGTATACCATTGTTTATGCTGTCTTTTCCCTTTCTAGCAGGTCTTATACCTTTAATGCCCATTTCTCTCAATTCCGCTATGCTTTTAGGTTCAGCACAATCAGCACGAATTTTCTCTTTAGAATATCCTTTTTTTATTATTTCACAAGCAATCATATTGTTTGTGAGGGCTTTTTTGTATATCTCATCGAAAACGAAAATTTCCTTGTTTTTTTGGTCTATAAGCCCGCAGAATAGGGCAGTAGGGTCGTTTGTATATCCAAAATCGAGGCCGAAAGCGGATATAACACCGCTTCTTAGGCTTATTTCATTTTTGTCGAAAAGGCACTTTATCCAGTTTTCGTATACAAGCCCGTCGGATATTCCCCAATTACCAAGACCAGCTACTTGGTATCTTTTAGGATTGTTTACTTTCATATACTCAAATACCCTTTTGTCTGCATCATCTAAGAACTCGTTGCATAGATAGTTGGTAGTTTTGGCAAGTATGTCGTCATTTTTGCCACAGTCAAAGAAGCGGCGTTTAATCCAGTGTTGTTCATTCCAGGGGTTTAGAGTAATGGTAATTTGTTTAAAAAGCCCATCGGGCATACTTCCCCTTATACTTTCGTCAAGCATATTAAAATCGTTTTCGTTTGTGATTTCAAAAGCCTCTTCAATCCATAGCCAGCAAAGTACGCCTGTAGATACAGTAATAGAAGTAATTTTGATAGCATCGTCAAGTCCTCTGAAATAAATTTTTTGTCCAGTAGGCTTGTAGGTCATTTCCAGAGGAGATACTTTACATTCCCAAAGATATTTAACGTTGAGTCTTTCCATAGCCCAAGATAGTTCAGTATAGCAACTGTCTTTAAGAGTAGAGAATACCTTTCTTACGACGATAAGGTTAGAAAGAGGGTATTGCATTAATCTTATAATGAAGTTAAGTGCTGTAGTTTTAGATTTTTTTGAAGCTCTTGAACCCTTGCATACCCTGTAACGACCTTTAAAGTTCCAAAAATCTTTGTAACCCCTTCCAACAATATCGGGAAGATTAATAATGTTAGCTTTCAATTTCATCACTGCCTTTTATAATTACCGGAATAATAGAATTAGTATTGTCTTTTTCGTCGAAAAAGTTACAAATTTTTGCGATTAGTTCAGCTGCTTTGAGCTTTTCTTTTTCTTCAGGTTTTTTTTGTATAATTTTTGCTTGGGAAATACCGCTTCCACAGTGTATGGTAACGATAACCTCTGAAATAGATTCTCCTTTGATAACGGAAGTAAGATATTCGAGGACGTCGTTTTTGCTTGCTATCAATATACAACCCCTCCTTTTTTTGCATAAAAAAACTGCTTTATTTTTATAAAGCAGTTTTATCTATATCTTTAACACAATAACATTATAACACTAAAGAAACTTAAATTGGTGCCATCTTTTATATTTTTTTAAAAAATTTTTTTTAATCTTTTTACACCTATGTTCTTTGCTTCTTTCTCTCAAAGAAAGAAGTGGGGTATTGGGGCATAGCTCCAAGGTCTTCCCTATCTCATCTTTTAAATACCCTATCCCTTTACACCT